GGGGCATTAGCACAGTTGGTAGCGCGCAACGTTCGCAATGTTGAGGTCAGGGGTTCGAATCCCCTATGCTCCACCAACATCAGTCTGGGCGAACACCAGAGCTTATTATGTACGTAATTGGCGAGGTATTCGTACTGGTATCCAGAGTTTAAAGGGAGAGACACCTGTGTTACGGGTGTCTTTTCTTATATCAAAATTCGATATATATTATCAAAAACGAGAAAATAAGCGCAATATCTGGTAGATTGAGAAAAAGGAGCAAATGCGTATGATACGGATTTTACTGTCTACCAGACTTGGCGAACGACGGTGGACACAGGCTGATCTCTCGCGAAAGACCGGAATCAGAGCTAACACCATCAACGATTTGTACCATGACATTGCTGCCAGAGTAAGTTTAGAACATTTAGACCTGATTTGCCAAGCCCTCGAATGCGACCTATGTGAACTTATGGTTTACATACCTAATAGTGAGCCAGTCGTACTTACGAGAGTAGGGCATGAAAAACGGAAACGTTAAGGGAGAGTCCCCCGGCCAACAACGGTCGGGGGATTTTCTGGTTGTAGATATATCCTTTTCATAGAGGCTGCCCTACTCGATCTCAATAACAGCTTGGATACTGCTGATGGCTTCCTCCAGATTATCTACTGCGTCAGATAGGTTGTCGCAGGCCGCATCCGCCTTTTCGTACCGCTCAGAACCTTGGAGGTTCTCCGGCATATTGTCGCGGTATTCTTCCTCTTCCTCCATGAGGGAATCAAGTTCTTCCTTGAGAACTTCAAACTGCTCGACCAGATCGGCCAACGCCTTGCGTCTTACCTTGTTCATTCAGCTTCTTCCTCCCTTTCTTCAAAACGTCTTTCTGTTATGCCTCCGTAGGTGTACCCGTTGTCGAAACTCAGGTAAATAGGTGTGTCCTCGCTGAAGTCTCCCAAGAAGCGGATGAGCTCCCCAACGGTCATGGTGTTCTCAATCTGGTCGATGCCGTATCCCTCGCGGAACGTTTCATAAATTAAGCAATTCATATCGTATCTCCTTGTGTTTTATTTGAATGTCGGTTATACTCTTCTTAGGAAGGGGGCGGTGGCTGCCGCCCCCGACCGACTTAATCTTTTTTGTCGGTGCCCTGCAAGACCTTTGCTGGCTTTATGGTGATTGTTATCCGGTCTGCCAACCCTGGATTATCAGCCATCAGCCGGAGAAGCTCTCGCAGGGCTTCTTCATTTGACTTTACCATTTGCCTCACCTCCTCTCTTTATGTACTAATTATAAACCATTTTGGTTTATCTGTCAACCTCTTTATACTACTTTTTTTATTATTTTTCCCGTTTACAGTTGACTTATATTCCAATATGGTTTATTATTAAAATGAAAGGAGGTGCTACACGTGATAGCATATCGTGACAACGAGCAGGTTATTATTGAGATAAAAAAAATAATGCTGGATAGCAAAGTTAGCCATCGTGAAGTAGCCGAGAGAATAGGGTTATCGCCGCAGGCGTTCAATAAGCTTCTGAACAAGAAAAACTTTGGCTTTGAGGATGCACAGCGCATAGTGAATGCTATGGGATACACCCTCACGTTTGGCTTTGAGCCCAGCGCAATGAATACGCACAACATATCCGTTGAGAATAAAGTGCATTACTTGCCGGATAAAGAATAAGGCCCGGACAGAAGTTGTCCGGGCCTTAGGGAGAATGCCTATGTTTTTTGCTGTGAAGTATGACACAGACCGAAAAAATACTCATAATTATGCTTATACCGACCAAGGACGGTCTGCTGTAT